GTGGATGGATTCAACCTATATCATCCGATCAAGGAAAGCGGCCAGAATCACCTAAAATGGGCATGCCTCTGGAAGCTTGGCGAGATGCTAGCGACTGGCGAAAACTGCCGATTGGTGAAAGTGGTGTTTTGCACTGCCATGCCCCTGCATCTGCCAGAATCTCTAGCCAGACATCAGTTGTTCAATGCGGCACAAATTGCCCGCGGTGTGGATGTAATAAAGGGGCACCATGTGCCTGTAGGTGATGGGTACTCCGAAAAGCAATCTGACATAAACGTGGCCCTATCGCTCATCTGCGACGGGGAAGACGACATTTATGATGTCGCCTTTCTTCTATCCGCAGACTCAGATCAAATCGCCACCGCGCGGTTCTTTCGGAAACGCTTGGCCCCCAAGGGCAAGGCCCTCTTCGCAGCGATACCACCCGACAAGACAGTTCCTGTGGAATATAAGAGTCTCGGGGTGCCGAAGCGTCAAATCTCCTTCGTGATGATGGAGCGCTGCGTAATGCCCGCTCAAGTCCAAGGGAAAGCTGGCTTGATTAATCGCCCCTCGGAATACGAGCCTCCGCAGGGCTGGGTGCATCCGGCTGACCGGCCTAAAGTCAGGCCGCCCAAACTGAAAGCCGGAACTCGATGGAAAACCGTCGCCAAAGGATAGCGCCTAACCGCCCTTGTAAAAAGTTCTGTCCTACAGCGTCACGTTCGGGTCTGGATCGCGCGATGTGCAAACCTGACCGATCCGAACTTGAAGCGACGATGCTGGCATTCATTCTGCTGGCACCGCTTGGGTACTGGATAGTGCGGACAGCCTTTAGCCTGATTGGTTAGCTGACTCACGCATTTCTGCCATTCTCAGGCTTGGGTTCGTAAAAGACACAATCGCCTAGAGGTACGGAACATCGCGATGGTGCGGGCGGCAGCGGGATCGACCGCCGTACCAATCGCCAGCCCCCGGGGTCATCATGTCATGACAGAAACACCACTGGGCGCGCCTGCAAGGGCGCGCGCCAAACGCTCGCGCCTGATCGACCGACAGACGGGCGCGCGGGCGGAAGGCCCGGTCAGCACCCACTGGCGGACCTATTTCCTCGAAGCGCTGGCCGCGACCTCCAATGTGTCCGCGTCGGCAAGGGCGGCGGGCGTCTCCCCCAGCCGCGCCTACAAGACCCGGCGCGAACATGGGGATTTCGCCGCCGCATGGCGTGGCGCGCTGTACGAGGGATACGAGCATCTGGAGATGGAAGTGCTGGCAAGCCTGCGCGGCCACGATCCCGACCGCAAGCTCGACATCACCAGCGCAATCCGCCTGCTCGCCGCACACCGCGAGGCCATCGCCACCGAGAGGGCGAAGCGCCACGGGCAGGACGAGGCGGAGGTGTTCGCCTCGCTCGAAGCCAAGCTTGCCACGATCCGCGAGCGCCTCGCCAAGGACGGCGCCGCATCGCAGACCGATGGCGGCGATGGGCGCTGACTGGCTGGGCGATCTGCTCAAACTTGCCCCGGAGGCGCGGCTCGACTGGTACGCCTCGCTGAGCAAAGGAGATGCCCACGCGATCGCCCGCTACTGGCCGCTCTGGGCGCGGGCGGAACAGATGCCGCCGACAAGCGACTGGCACACATGGCTGATCTGCGCCGGGCGCGGCTTCGGCAAAACGCGGGCGGGTGCCGAATGGGTGCGCATGCTCGCGCGCACCGATCGGCACGCCCGGATCGCGCTGGTCGGTGCCTCTCTGGCCGAGGTGCGCAGCGTCATGATCGAAGGGGAGAGCGGCATCCTCGCGGTGTCGCCGCCGGATTATGCTCCGCAATGGGAGCCGAGCCTGCGGCGGCTCTCGTGGCCTGGCGGCGCGCGCGGCTATTGCTACTCCGCCGCCGAGCCCGAATCCTTGCGCGGTCCGCAGCACAGCCACGCGTGGTGCGACGAGATCGCCAAGTGGGACAATGCAGGCGAACGCGCCACGGCGGCGTGGGACAACCTGCAGATGGGCCTGCGGCTGGGTGAGCACCCCCGCGTGGCTGCGACCACCACGCCGCGCGCCGTGCCGCTGGTCCGGCGCCTGCTGGACGAGGCCGAAACCGGCGACGTCGCGGTGACGCGCGGGACGACATGGGACAACGAGGGCAACCTCCCCACCCGCTTCGTCGACCGGATGCGCCGCCAGTTCGCCAGCACCACGCTGGGGCGGCAGGAACTCGACGGCGAACTGCTGACCGACATCGAGGGCGCGCTGTGGACCCGCGCGCTGCTGGAAATGTGCCGCATTCCTCCCACTCCCCTTCAGGGGAGGGTGTCGGGGGGAAGGACAACCCCGTTCGCCCGCATCGTCATAGGCGTAGACCCCCCCGCCAGCGCCCACGGCGACGCCTGCGGGATCGTAGTCTGCGGCGTGGACGAAGAGGGTCTCGCGACCGTTCTCGCCGACGAAAGCGTCGAACGCGCCTCGCCCGAGAAATGGGCGCGCGCCGTCGCGCGGGCCGCCGAGCGCTGGGAAGCCGACCGTGTGATCGCCGAAGCCAACCAGGGTGGCGCAATGGTCGAAAGCGTGCTGCGCGCAGCGGATGTGTCGCTGCCGGTCAAACTGGTCCACGCCAGCCGCGGCAAGGCCGCCCGCGCTGAGCCGGTCGCCGCGCTCTACGAAGCAGGCCATGTGCGCCACGCAGGCCTGTTCGCGAAGCTGGAGGACCAGCTGTGCGGGCTGATCGTGGGCGGCGGCTACGAAGGCCCGGGCCGCTCCCCCGACCGCGCCGATGCGCTGGTCTGGGCGCTGACCGAGCTGATGCTGGGGCGCAGCGGGAGGCCCAGGGTGCGGGGGATGTGAGCTACCGGGTCACCCCGGACCTGTTCCGGGGTGGTGCTTCTAAAGCGGCGAAAACCCGAGATCGACGGCCAGATCGCGCCACTCGCGATTGCTCGCCTCGATCGTGTTGAACTTCCACTGGCGCGACCAGCGCTTGATCGTCTTCTCGCGCCGGATTGCGATCTCAATGTCGTCGTGGCGCTCGAACCAGACGAGCGACTCGATACCGCGACGTTTTGCATAGCCATCGAAGGTACCGCAGCGATGCTGGTGGATCCGCGCCAGCAGGTCCGATGTGACACCCGTATACAACGCACCGCGATAGCGGCTGGCGAGAATATATACGGTCGGTTCGAAGGTCCGCATCGGCAGTGAATGAAACAAGCACCACCCCGGAACAAGTCCGGGGTGACCCATTTCTCCAGCCTCTGCGCAAGCGGGGTGAGAAGCGGCTTTATGCCGAAGCTGCGAGCGCGACCATGGTCGATGCAGGCCCGACCAAGGCTACCAGTGCGATAAGGACGGTTGCTGGATCGCTCTGGCCGATAACGAGAACAGCGAGGCAACCGATTATTCCCACAAGGTTTGCCGCGATCAGAAGCCCCCTTTTCCAATCCTTTCCATAGGTAAAGGCAGCGTTGGCCAGATTCAGGCTCGCAAAAAGTGCCGTCAGAACCGCAAGAATTACGAGGCTCCACCAATGCTCCGGCTCGCGTGCATAATCTTCGGCAGCGTCGGTCAGGAAGACGAGACACAAAACGGCGCCTGCCGCGAAAACTAAGGTGCCGAGACCCGCAAGTATGCGCGCTGGGGTGGCTAGGCTCGTCATCACGACGATTAACCAACCAACTCGCGCTCCGGTCAAGCCCGGACTGCATGAACACGACTCCCGTCTGGAGAACCCCCATGTCCTTCCTCACCTCCATCACCTCCGCCTTCAAGGGCGGGGGGAGCGCCCGTGTGCCTATTGCGCGCGGGTTCGCCTCGCCTTGGGCGAGCGCGCTGGAAAGCTACGCCCCGCCGTTCGACTACGCGACCAGCCTGCAGGCAGGATACGCCTCCAATCCAGTCGCGCAGCGGGCAGTGCGGATCGTGGCGGAGGGGGTGGGTGCCGCGCCCGTCTCGACCGATGCGGACGAGCTGCTCGCGCTCGTCACCGCGCCCAGCGCAGGCCAGTCGCTGGTCGAGACGATCGCGGCGCACCTGCTGCTGCACGGCAATGCCTTCATCCAGATCCTCAAGGACGCGAGCGGCAGGCCGGTCGAGCTGTTCGCGCTGCGGCCCGAGCGGGTGGCGATCCGCCAGCGCGCCGATGGCTGGCCCGAAGCCTTCGCCTATCATCTCGGTGCGCAGACGCATGTGATCCCGCTGGAGGGCGAGGATGGGTGGCCCGAGCTGATCCACCTCAAATGCCTCAACCCCGGAGACGATCACTATGGCGCGGGCGCTCTGTCTGCCGCCGCGCAGGCCATCGCGATCCACAATGCGGCGAGCCGCTGGAACCATGCGCTGCTGGAAAACGCGGCGCGACCCTCGGGCGCGCTGGTCTACCAGCCGGGCGACGGACAGGGGCTGACGGCGGACCAGTTCGAGCGGTTGAAGGCCGAACTCGCCAGCGCCTTCCAGGGCCAGGGCAATGCCGGGCGGCCCATGCTGCTCGAAGGCGGGCTGAGCTGGCAGAGCATGGCGCTGAGCCCCGCCGACATGGACTTCGCCACGCTGAAAGCAGCCGCAGCGCGCGACATCGCGCTCGCCTTCGGGGTGCCGCCGATGCTGCTCGGCCTGCCGGGCGACAACACCTATTCCAATTACCGCGAGGCGAACCGCGCGCTGTGGCGCCTCACCCTCCTGCCGCTGGCGGACAAGATCTTCGGCGGGATCGCCGCGGGGATGGCGCCGTGGTTCTCCGATGCGCAGATCGCGGTCGATCTCGACCGGGTGCCCGCGCTGTCCGAAGACCGCGAGCGTTTGTGGAAGCAGGTTAGCGAGGCGGATTTCCTCACGCCCGAGGAACGCCGCGCAATGCTCGGCCTCGCTCCGCAGGAGAACCGGTCATGACCACCGAAGACATGCTTACCGCGCTGCTCTCGCAGGCGCGGGCCGAGGGCGCGGAGCTGGTCACGCTGCGCGCGATTGCCGAGGAAGCGGGTGAGCTGGGCGCGGCGCGCGCGCTCGCCCGGATCGGCCTGTCGGACGAGGCTGCCTCGGGCGATATCGACGAGCTGCGCGAGCTGCTGCAGGCCTGGCGCGATGCCAAGGCGAGCGCGTGGAAGGCCGCGATCGAGTGGCTGGTGCGCGGCGTGTTCGCCGCGCTGCTGGTCGGGATCGCGGTGCGGCTTGGTGTCGCGGAGCTGGTCCGATGAGGATCGCCGGCTATGCCGCGCTGTTCGACATTACCGATGCCGCGCGCGACACCATCCGCCCCGGTGCCTTTGCCGCCACTCTGGCGCAGCGCCGCGATCCGCTGCCGCTGCTGTGGCAGCACGACCCGCGCCAGCGGATCGGCTGGGTCGAGCGGGTCGGCGAGGATGCGCGCGGCCTGCGCGTGGTCGCCGCGATCGACCGGCCCGCCAGCCGCGCGGCCGCTCTGCTGGCGGCACGCGCGGTGTCCGGCCTCAGCTTCGGGTTCCACGCAAGGTCGGCGCATAGCGGACCGCAGGGGCGCGAGCTGATCGCGCTCGATCTGATCGAGATCAGCCTCGTCACCCATCCGCTCCAGCATGGGGCGCGGGTGCATCTGGTCGCCTGACTTTCCCAGACCCCCGTCAACTTCGCCTGCCCCACCCCAACCCCCTCCCCTGCAAGGAGAGGGGGCCTTTCCCGTGCCCAACGAAAGAGAGACTGCCATCATGGACATGCCCCTTCCCAACACCGCGCCCATTGCCCCGGCCGACCCGGACGCCACCGCGATCGACGCCAGCTTCGACATTGTCGCCCGGCAGGACCGGGTCGAGCAGCAGGTCGAAGGCCTGCGCAGCGAGGTCGAGGAGGTGAAGCTGCGGGTCGACCGCATCGCCCAGGGCGCACAGCGCGCGGCGCAGCGCCCCGCGCTTGCCGCCACCAGTGCCGCCCAGACGGAGGTGAAGGGCTTCGTCGATGGCTATCTGCGGCGCGGCAACGCCCATGAGATCAAGTCGATCTCCGGCACCAGCCCGAGCGACGGCGGCTATGCCGTGCCGCGCCAGATCGATGCGATGATCGCCCGCCAGCTGACCGAGATCAGCCCGATCCGCGCGCTGGCGCAGGTCGTCCAGACCGGCAGCGCGGGCTATCGCAAGCTGGTCGCCACCGGCGGCACCGCCAGCGGCTGGGCGGGCGAGACGGCCGAGCGGCCCGAGACCGACACGCCCAGCTTTGCGGAAATCGCCCCGCCCAGCGGCGATCTCTACGCCAACCCGGCGGCGAGCCAGGCGATGCTCGACGACGCAGGCTTCGATCTGGAATCCTGGCTGTCGAGCGAGATCGCGATGGAGTTCGCCCGCGCCGAAGGCGCCGCGTTCGTCAACGGCTCCGGCACCAACCAGCCCAAGGGCTTCCTCAAGGCCCCCACCAGCACGCTGGGCGATGCCGCGCGCGCCTTCGGCAGCGTGCAATATGTCGGCACCGGCGATGCGACCGGCTTCGGCACCGATCCGGAAGAAAAGCTGATCGACCTCGTCCACACGATGAAGGCGGGCCACCGCCAGGGCGCAAGCTTCGTGATGAACTCGACCACGCTGGCCGAGGTGCGCAAGCTCAAGACCAGCGACGGCGCATTCCTGTGGCAGCCCGGCCTGATCGAGGGCCAGCCGGACCGGCTGCTGGGCTATCCGGTGGTCGAAGCGGAGGACATGCCGGACATTGCGGGCGGCGCGTACCCGATCGCCTTCGGCAATTTCCGCCACGGCTATCTGATCGCCGAACGCAGCGCGACGCAGGTGCTGCGCGATCCCTTCACCAACAAGCCCTTCGTCCACTTCTACGCGACCAAGCGGATCGGCGGGCAGGTGCTCGACAGCGCAGCGATCAAGCTGCTGCGGATCGAGGCCTGACGCCGGGCGGCGCGGGCGGACCCTTCCCGCAACCGCGCCGCCGCGCCCGCGTCGGCTCCCCCATTCCCCCGGCCGACGCGGGCGCCCTTTTCACGACGATCATTCCAGGAGACCGCCATGATACGCACGGTGCTGGCGACCGGCGATCTCGCGCCCGCGCTGGCCGAGCTCAAGCATTGGCTCGGCATCACCCGCCCGGCCGACGACGCGCAGCTGACCGGCCTGATCGGGGCCGCGATGGAGGCGTGCGAGAGGTTCACCGGTCTCTCCCCGATCGCCTCGACCATCGAGGAGGTGATGGAGGCGAGCCACGAATGGACGCGGCTTGCCAGCCGCCCGATCGCGCGGCTCACGAAGATCGAGCGGCTCGCCGATGACGGCACGCGCACCGCGCTGGGCGAGGAAGATTACGACCTCCATCTGGCAGGTGACGGCTCGGCTCAATTGCGGCTGCGCAGCGGTCCTTACCTGAGCCGCGTCGTGGTCACGCTGGAGGTGGGCCTTGCACCCGACTGGCCCGGTCTGCCCGATGGCCTGCGCCACGGCATCCTGCGCTTCGCCGCCTTCCTCCACCGCGAGGGCGAGGCTGCGGGCGGCGAGCCACCCGCCGCGATCGCGGCGCTGTGGCGGCCCTGGCGCGTGCTGAGGCTGGCGTGATGTCCGGGATGATCCGCGTGCGGATGCCCGCGCTCGACCGGCTGGCCCATGCGCTGGAGCGGCGGGCGCTCAAGCGCCTCGAGAACCGCGCCCGGAAGCTGGGCGGCGATCCTTGGCGCTCGCCCGACCGGCTCTGGCCGCATTTCGGAGACGACTGATGGAAACCCGGCTGCGCGCCGCGCTGCTCGATCACCTGCGCGGCGATCCGGCGCTGATGGAAGCAATCAACCTCGTCGACGAGGCGGAGGTGGAGCGCGCCTCGCCCCCGTGGCTCGCGCTGGTCGCCTCCGCCTCGACCGACTGGGGCACCAAGACCGAGGCCGGGCGCGAGGTGCGCGTGGCGCTCGAACTGCGGCTGCACGGCGACGATCTGGCGAGCGGCGGGGACATCGCCGCACGGGTCGATGCCCGCACGCTCGCCCTGCCTGCGCAGCAGTCCGGCTTCCGCGTGGTCAGCGCCGCCTTCCTGCGCGGGCGCGCCGAACGCCGCGCGAACAACGCCCGCGCGATCCTGCGCGAATACCGCTTCCGCCTCCTCGCTTCCGACTGATCCCGAAAGGACATCCCATGACCGCACAAAGAGGCTCCGCCTTCCTCCTCAAGATCGGCGACGGGGCCGCACCGCCCGCCTACCAGACCGTCGCCGGACTGCGGACCACCCAGCTGGCGATCAATGGCGACAGCGTGGTGGTGACGCACAAGGAATCGGGCGGCTGGCGCGAATTGCTGTCGGGCGCGGGCACGCGCTCGGTCTCGGTCAGCGCGGGCGGAATCTTCCTCGGCTCGGATGCCGAGGCGCGGGTGCAGAGCCATGCGCTGGCGGGCACGATCGACGATTACGAACTGTCGTTCGAGGATGGCGCGCGGCTGCGCGGGCGCTTCCTCGTCCAGCGGCTCGACTATTCGGGCGATTTCAACGGCGAGCGCAATTACACGATCCAGCTCGAAAGCTCGGGCCCGGTCGTCCCGGCATGACCCCGGAACAGGTCCGGGGTGACGAACCCAATCCGCCCCCCAACCCCCTGCGCGGGGAAGCGGCAATCCGCATCGCGGGCGAGACTCATGTGCTGCGCCCCAGCTTTACCACGCTGGTCGCGGCGGAGGAAGAACTCGGCCCCCTGTTCGCGCTGGTCGAGCGTGCAGCTAATGGCGAACTGCGCCTGGCCGAGATCGCCGCGCTGTTCTGGCACTGCCTGCAATCGCGCGAGGGGCTGACCCGCGAGGCGGTGGGCGACGCGATTCTGGCAGGCGGGCTTGCCGCCGCCACAAAGCCGCTGCGCGCGCTGCTCGGCGCGATTCTGCAGGGCCGATGACCCGCGCCTTCTCCCCCGGCGTGCCGCCGCTGGCAGCGCTCGCCGCGCAGGCGCTGGGCTGGACGCCCGAGGCGTTCTGGAATGCCACCCCCGCCGAACTCGCCGCCGCGCTCGGTCCGACCTCGCCCGCAGGCGATGGCGTTGACCGAAGCGACCTCGACAGCCTGATGGAGCAATATCCCGATGCCTGACCTTGCAGCCGACCCGGTCGATGCAATGCTGATCGACGTGCGCGCGAATACGCGCGGCTTTGCCGAGGATGTCGCCCGCATGCGGCAAGACCTCGACGGCGAGCTGGTCGCCGGCTTTTCGCGCGCGGGCGATGTGCTCGAACGCAGCCTGCTGAGCGCGATCCGGCGCGGCAGCCTCGGCTTCGATGATCTGCAGGCCTCCGCCAGCAAGGCGATCGACCGGATCGCGAGCCAGGCGCTCAAGCTCGGGCTCGGTCAGATTTTCGGGGCGAACAATCCGCTGGGCGGGATCGTCGGGACCCTGCTGGGCGGCGTGCTCGGCCTGCCCGGCCGCGCGACCGGCGGCCCGGTGAGCGCGCAGCGCGGCTATCTGGTCGGTGAGCGCGGGCCCGAACTCTTCGTGCCTCCGTCGGACGGACGGGTCGTCCCGCTGGCAGCGCATGGCGGCGGCGCGCGGCGGGTCGAGGTTGCGATCCAGCTGGCCGCGCCTGCCGGGACCGCCGCGCCGATCGCGCTCGAACGCTCCAGCCGGCAGATCGCCGCGGCGGTGCGCCGGGCGATGGAGAACAGCTGATGGCCTACTGGCTTTGCGCTGCCCGCCACGGGCAGGAGCACGACCATATCCAGCGCTTCGACCCGCGCTTCTGGACGGTCAATTTCCCCCGCCCGATGATGGCAAGCGTGGTCACCACCGCGCCCGATGCGCTGCGGCTGACCTGCGAATTCCATCATGCGGGCGAACTCGCGGGGCTGATCTGGGAGAGCGAGGATAGGCTCGACCATCCGCTGCACAGCTACGCGACCGACCGCGATTATTCGCACACGGTCCTGTCCTTCCAATGGCGCAGCGGCGGGATCATTCCGCTCGACGCGGTCAATGGGCCGACGCTGACGATCGAGGGGCGCGATGCGGGCGGGGTGGCGCGCAGCTGGTACGTCCGGCTGTGGAACTACGCCGAGGGTTCGCCCGAGGACGCGCTGGTGACGCTGCCGTTCTCGGCACTGCAAAGCGGCTTCGCCTTGCCCGGAGAGCCCGTCCACCCCGCCGACATCGACCGCATGTTCATCTCGCTGGTGCCGCCCGGCTACGTGCCCGGCAGCGCCGATCCGCTGGCCCAGCGCGCCGATGGCTGGGTCGAACTGAGCGCCATCTCCTGCGACGGCGCGCGCGCGATGCTGGAGATCGGCGAGAGCATGCTGCCCGAGCATGGCGAGCAGATCGCGACCGCCTATGACGACTGCTTCAACCAGACGCCTGCGCGGCTGATCCGCCAGATCCGCCAGCTCGGCTATCGCGGGCGGGTGGTCCACTATGTTGGGATGAGCCACTATTTCCGGCTCGAACCGCTTGGCGGCGGGCATTACGTCAGCCTAGCAGGCGGCGTGCTCAACGATGCCTGCGCTGCGTGGCACCGGGCTTTTGCCGAGGAGGCGCAGGCCGCCGGGTTCGAGATCATCTGGTCGCTGTCCTACGAACTGTTCGACGCGCATTGCTGGAACGACTGGAAACAGCGCGCATACGATGGCGCCCCTGCACAGACCGGGTGGGAGCCGCCCTCCGCGCTGCTTTCGCCTGCGCATGCAGGGGCGATGGGCTACCTGCGACAGGTCGCGTCGGCCTTCGTGCAGATCGCGCAAGACGCCGACATGCCGGTCCGCTTCCAGATCGGCGAGCCGTGGTGGTGGGTCACACCGGGCAGCTTCGCCCCGTGCCTGTACGACGATGCCGCAAGGGCCGCGTTCGGCGGCGATCCGCCGGTCATCGCGGATATGCGCGCACCGCTCGATGAGGGGCAGAAGGCACTGCTCGATCAGGCGGGCGCGCTGCTCTCCGCCTCCACCGCCGCGCTGTCGCAGGCGGTGCGCGATGCTGCCGGGGGTGAGGCGGAGGTTCTGCTGCTCGCCTTCACGCCCACGATCCTCGACGGCCAGATGCCCGAGATCGAGCGCGCCAACCTGCCGACCGGCTGGGCCTGGCCCGCCTTCGACCGCCTGCAGCTGGAGGATTACGACTGGCTGACCGCCGGTGCCGATGCCCGCCGCCGCGCCGCCTACGCGCATGTCGATGCGCGGCTCGGCTATCCGATCGACCGGCAGGACTATTTCGCGGGCTTCGTGCTGAACGCCGAAGATGCGCCCGCATACTGGGCGCGGATCGATGCCGCGCTGGATGAGGCACGCTCGCGCGGCGTGAGCCAGCGGTTCGTGTGGGCGCTGCCGCAGGTCGCACGCGACGGTTACACCCGGCTTGCCCCGCCCCAGCCCGACCAGATCGAGGACAATATGCAGAACTTCGACGACGTCCCCTATCCGCTCACGCTCGGCACGGATGCCAGCGCGAGCCCCGAATTCTCGACCTCGGTACTGGTCACCGCCTCGGGCCATGAACGCCGCACCGCGCAGTGGGCGGACGCGCGGCTGCGCTTCGATGTCGGGCCGGGGATTCGTTCGGAGCGCGAGCTGGCAACGCTGCTCGGCTTCTTCCGCGCGCGGCATGGCCCGGCACGCGGCTTTCGCCTGACCGATCCGTTCGATTTCTCTTCCAACGGCACCACCGGCGCCCCCACCCCCGCGGACCAGCTGCTCGGGCTCGGCGATGGCGAGACCACCCGCTTCGCGCTGGTCAAACGCTACGGCGAGGAACCCGAGCCGCAGGTCCGGCGGATCACCCGGCCCCGTAGCGGCACGGTGGGCGTGTCTGTCGGCGGTCAGGAAACCGCTGGCTTCACGCTCGATCCGCTGGGCTTCGTGGTGCTCGACGAGGCACCTCAGGCCGAAGTGGAGGTGCGCGCGGGCTTCCTGTTCGATGTGCCCGTGCGCTTTGCCGAGGACCGGCTGGCGATCAGCGCCGCCGGTTTTGCCGCCGGGCAGGCACCCAGCGTGCCGCTGATCCAGATCAGGGAGGCGGTATGAGCGAGGTATTCGAGACGGACCGCCTCGCCACCCGCGCCTTCTTCTGGCGGATCGAGCGGCGCGACGGGGTAACGCTCGGCTTCACCAGCCACGACCGCGATCTGATGCTGGACGGCGTACGCCTGCGCGCCGCGCCCGGCATCCGCCCCGCCGCGCTGCGCCTGACGAGCGAGATTGCAGGCGACGACGCGCAGATGGACGGCGCGATCACGCACGACGCAATCTCCGCAGTCGATCTGGAAGCGGGCCGCTTCGACGGCGCAGCGGTGACGATCGGCAGCATCGACTGGCAGAGCGGCGAGGCTCAGGCGCATTACTGGGGCACGATCGGCCAGACGGAAGCCGTCGCCGACGGTTTCTCCGCCCAGCTGCATTCGGCCAAGGCCGCACTGGAGGCAGACCCGGTCCCGCGCACCAGCCCCGGATGCCGCGCACGCTTCTGCGGGCCCGGCTGCAACCTGTCGCCTGCACGGTTCACGGTGGAGCGGCAGGTCGCGACGATCGACGCAGGTACCAATGCGGTCGGCTTTGCAGAGCTCGCGAGCGCGGATTTCGTGTTCGGGGAGCTGCGCTGGCTGGAAGGGCCGGCGCTCGGCCTGCGCCAGACCATTATCGCCGATGAGGCCGGAATGCTGGTGCTAGACAGCAGCATTCCGGCCGGAGTGCGCGAGGGAACCCGCGTCCAGCTGCGCGAGGGCTGCGACCGCACCATCGCCACCTGCGCCACCCGCTTCGCCAATGCGGTGAACTTTCGCGGCGAACCCTTCCTGCCGGGCAACGACCTCGTCGCCCGCTATCCCTCGCGCAGCTGATGGACAGGGCATCCCGGATCGCACGCGCGGCGGGCGATCTGGTCGGTACACCATTCCGCCTGCAGGGGCGTGATCCATCGACCGGGCTCGACTGTATCGGGCTGGTGCTGGCCAGCCTCGCCGCGGCGGAGATCCCGCTCACGCTCCCGGCGGATTACCAACCGCAGCGCAGACGCTTCACCCTTCCGCATGAGGCACTGGCAGCAGCACGCCTGATCGAGGTGCGCGGCCCACGCCGCGCGGGCGATGTCCTGCTTCTGGAGACCGGCCCGGCGCAGGTCCATGCGGCGGTCGCCGTAAGCCGGCACCGAATCGTCCATGCCCACGCCGGGCTTCGCCGGGTCGTCGAAAGCCCGCTGCCCGATCACTGGCGCGTGCTCGCCTGCTGGCGGCCCGCTGCCAATCCGCAAGGAGATACATCATGGCAACGCTGATCCTGTCCACGGTCGGCACCGCACTCGGCGGGCCGATCGGCGGGGCGATCGGGGCGGTGCTGGGCCGCGTGGTCGACAGCGCGGTGATCGGCACGCCGACCCGCCAAGGCCCGCGCCTGACCGAGCTGGCGGTGTCCACCTCCAGCTACGGCCAGCCGGTCCCGCGCGTGTTCGGCACGATGCGGGTGCCCGGCGCAATCATCTGGGCGACCGAACTGGTCGAGAGCAGTCAGACGAGCGGCGGCAAGGGGCAGCCGAAGACCACCACCTACAGCTACGCGATCTCCTTTGCGGTTGCACTGTCCAGCCGCCCGGTCGCCGCGATCGGGCGGATCTGGGCGGACGGTGCATTGCTGCGCGGGAGCGGGGGCGACCTGAAGGTCGGCGGGATCATGCGGCTGCACAAGGGCACGGGAGACGACGAAGTCGATCCGCTGATCGCCGCAGACAAGGGCGCGCAAGGCTGTGCCTTCCGCGACCTCGCCTATCTGGTGTTCGAGGATCTGGAGCTGGCCAGCTTCGGCAATCGTCTCCCTGCACTCAGTTTCGAGGTGATCGCGCCCGACGGTACGCTCGATGTCATCGACCTGCTTGAAGACATCCCGCTTGCGGCTGGAGCGGGTGTTCCGCTGACGGGTTTGCGGGGCTTCGCCGATCAGGGCGGATCGCGCGCGGACCTGCTGGCGCATGTGGGACAGGTTTTCCCGCTGACGCTTGGCGCGACCGCCAAGGGCCTCTCGCTATCGCCGGTGGAGGTCGGCGAGCCGATCGCGCTGCCGCGCCCGGTTGTCGGTCGCCTCGACGGAGAGGATCGCGCCGAGCCGCGCGTGCGCCGCGACGCGTCCACGCGCGAGGTGCCAGCGGCCTTGCGCTATTACGATCCCGCGCGCGATTACCAGCCCTCGCTCCAGCGTGCGCCGGGCGTCGGCGGGGAGAGCGGGCAGATCGAGTTCCCCGGAGCCTTTGCCGCACCGGACGCACAGCGACGGATCGCCGCGCTGCATCGCCGCGCTCTCACCGCGCGCGACAATCTCGAATGGCGGATCGCAGAGCCTGCGGCGGGAATCGTGCCGGGGGCCGTGGTGACGCGTGCGAGCCACGGCGATGTCTGGCGCGTGAGCAGCTGGGAATGGCACGCCGACGGGATCGACCTGGGGCTGGAGCGGATCGCGCGGCTCCCTGCGGGGCAGTCGGTTGCCGATCCGGGCTCCGGCCCGCCCCCGCTCGATGACGTACCCGGCGAGCTCGTGCTGCGCTATGTCGAGCTGCCATGGGACGGATCGGGCGATCCGGCGACGCCGCAACGCTACGCCGCGCTAAGCATGGCGGGCACTCGCAGCCCGATCGCGCTGGCGGCGGTGGAGGGCGATGCGCTGCTTCCGCTCGGGCAGGTCGGCCGTGGCGACACGGTCCAGGGTGCCAGCCTCGCGCCGCTCGCACCCTCCCCCAGCCTGCTGTTCGAGGCGGAGGCCACGCTGGAGATCGCGCTGGTCTCGGCCGGCATGCAGCTGCAATCGGTCGACATGCCCGCGCTGCTGGGCGGCGCGAACCGGCTGCTGCTAGGCGAGGAAGTGCTCCAGTTCCGCCAAGCCGAGCCGCTCGGCGATGCGCACTGGCGCTTGACCGGCCTGCTGCGCGGGCGCGCAGGGACCGAGCATCACGCAGCTGCGGGCCACCCGCAGGGCACTGCCGCAATCCTGATCGACCACCGGCTGGTCGCGCTCCCGACGCAGGATCACATGGAGATCGCTGCGCTTCCCGGTGTCGGCTCGACCGGGCCGGTCTACGCCGCGCTTGGCTCTGCCGGCGTCACGCAGCGCCCGCTCACCCCTGTCCACCCGCGGGTCGATCTCACAGCGGCGGGCGATGCGATGTGGAGCTGGGTGCGCAGGGCACGCGGAGGCTGGCGCTGGCAGGACGGCGTGGACATGCCGCTGGTCGAGGAGCGCGAAACCTATCAGGTCGGCCTCGGTTCGCTCGAAACTCCACATGCGCTGTGGGAGGTGACCGGGCCGAGCTTCTCCCTAACCCAGACCCAATGGGCAGACTTGCGCGCACTCCACCCGTTAGCGGCGCTGTGGGTTCGCCAGATCGGCACCCGTGGTCTGTCGCACCCAGTCCACCTTCCTCCCGCCCCATCCCAGGAGACCAACTGATGTCCATCCCACTGGAACTCGCAGCGCGATCGCCGCGCAACGCCCTGCCCTTCCTGATCGTCGCCCAGGCCCAGAAGGAGGCGACCGTGAACGAGGCTCTTGCGCGGATCGACGCGCTGCTGCGCCCCGTGGTGGAGGGGGAAAGCGATGCACCTCCGGCGGAGCCTGCGGAGGGCACGGGCTGGATCGTGGGTGCGGGAGCACAGGGCGAGTGGGCGGGGCTTGAGGGCGCGCTCGCGTTCAGGATCGCAGGCAGCTGGATATACGCGCAACCTTCGGAAGGCACCGTTGTATTCGACCGCGCGCTGGGCGGCTTGCGTCATTGGCGCGATGGCTGGCAGACGGTCGCGTTGCCCACAATCCCCACTGGCGGTGCAACGATCGACACGGAAGCGCGCTCCGCAATCGAGGAACTGATCGCACAACTTCGCGCCTTCGGCCTAGGGATTTGAGAGCGCCGCCGGGAACCGCCGGTTTGACGAAGCGTTGGCGGGCCGGGAGGAACAGGGATTGATCCCGGCTTCCATCAAGAGACGTTCTCGCTGATGAGGCAATCTTGCAACAGTGTCTTCGCTTTACGGAAACGAGGGCCTGTCTGCTTGCCTCGGAACTGGGGAAAAGTTAAGTGGGGGCCTCCTGGTGGCTCCCAATCATTACAAAGGGGAATTACAGTAATGCGCAATATCGTCATCGGAATGGCGATGGCTTCGACGATGCTCGCATCGCCGGCACTTGCACGTGACAGCCAATGGTACGTGCAGGTCGAAGGCGGTCCGATGCTGGTCGAAGACCTCGACTTCGACGTCAATGGCGTCGAAGACCAGCTCACCCAAGATTACGACGCCGGCTATGACTTCGGCGGTCTCGTTGGTTACGATTTCGGCCCGGTCCGGATCGAAGCCGAAGCGAGCTACCGTGAAGCCGACGCCGACCAGCTTATCGTCGGCACGCTCGGCTTCCCGGCCGGTGCCGGTACGCGCCTCGCACCCGCAGGCCAGTTCCCGGCGAACGGCTACGTCAACTCGCTGAGCTTCATGGTCAACGGCTTGGCCGACTTCGGTCCCGATGACGGCCTGCAGGGCTTCGTCGGTGGCGGTGTCGGTGTCGCCCGGACCAAGGTCCAGACGACCATCAACACCAACGGCGCGCCGGGTCTCGACGATTCGGACACCGGGTTTGCTTGGCAGATCCTCGCGGGCGTTCGCGCTCCGGTGACCGATCGCATCGATGTCGGCCTGAAGTATCGCTTCTTCAACGCCCAGAACATCGAAATGGTCGATCGTCTTGGTGACGTGCTCGAAGGCCGCCTGCGCTCGCACTCGCTGATGGGCACGGTGACCTACAACTTCGGCGCACCGCCGGCACCGCCGCCCCCGCCGCCGCCGCCGCCGCCGCCGCCCCCGCCG